GCTGATGCGGGCTATCAATTCGTGCGAACGTGGTTCTCGTTAGGGTATTACCCCTATTGGCGTGGGCATGAGGTCCCGCCGCTCTCGTTTGTCGCACAGGATGGCGTCACGGTGGCCGGCTGGTCGAATTACTTCGATACGGTCAAGCGCTATGGCGAACTCCTGGCGGAATCCCACTTGCAGTTGTTCTGGAGTTGTGGGGACCTTCAGATGTTCCGTGGGCAGACAGCGGTTCCCGACATCGGACGTGTCGAGGAGTGGGCCTACGACTGCGGACGGGCTCTTTCTCAATCAGGCGCACGTCTCTGCTTTGCGGACGTGAACGAGGCGTGGCAGAACTGGGTAACGGATAGCGAACCGGAGCCCGCTGACATTGATAGCCACGTCATTGAGCCGCTGGCCGCAGGCTACGGGAAGTCCTTCTTTCGACTGCGCTCCGCGAATTTTGCTGGTGAAGAGAAGGCCGGAGTCGATAAGTGGGCGCGTGACCTATCTCAGGTGCATGGGAATCGCGGCGACCATCCCAACGACTTTGTGACGGCGGTGCGCCATGCCTGGAATCGGGGGTACGAAGGCCACTACCTGGAGCGCCTTCAGATCGAGAGCGAACCGGGCGGGCCTAATATCGACGGGGGATCTCCGGTAATGGGTCCCTTGAACGACCCGGAAGGGTTGTGCCTTTTAGCCGCCGCGAATTTCCTGGCCGGGGCCGCGTATGTCTCGCACACACACCGTGGTGTCCAGTCTTGGCTTGGTCCGCTGAGCGGGGAACACGGGTTTGACGCGGTACCGCGTGTGCGTGAGATTCTTCGCCCCGCTGACCTTCAGGCGAGTTACCGGAAGATGTGCCATGGGGCGCATCCAGAGAGTCCCTTTACTGACAATGCGGGATTCCCTGAATCTGACGACCGGCGCATCGACACCTGCGAAACCGATGATGGGGAGTTCGTGACACTGGTGTACGACCGGACAGGACGCACGGCGCTGCGGGCGCGTGTGGCTGTCTCGTTCCTGTGCTATACGCCAGATACCCGTGAGGCCCATCACTTCTCGTTAATGGCCGGTGAGATTCTCCCGATGGAATATCGTGTCGGACGCATTTTGGTGGGTCGGAGAGCGTAATGCCCTATCCAATGCAGACGCAGGTCTTCACGGTCTTCATGGGCACGCAGGAGGGGATTCATTCGGTCCCCCTTCCGTCTATTTACTCCTCCTCCGGGTCGAGAAATCTCTGGATCGACAAACTCGGACGGGCCAAGAAGATTCTCGGATACGCCAAGCAGAACTCCTCTGCCGTCACAACAAACACGGGCGGATCAGCCACGCGACTCACGGCGCTGCGCGGGTATCGGCAGACCGGGTCCATTTTCACCCGGCAACTGCTAGGCTATTTCGACGACGGCGCGGATGAGGCCGAACTCTGGTATAGCACCAATCAGGGGCAGTCGTGGACGTTTATTGCGGATTTCGGCAGCGACGAGGTGGGCAGTCTCCCGGACTTTGCCCAGGTCAACAACACGCTGTTCATCGCGCTGGGGAAGTCAGAAGCGCCTCGCGCCTGGAACGGATCGAGCCTCTCTACCGCTGGACCCACGACAAAGTCGCCCACCCCTACGGCGGCAGTCAATACAGCCAGTGGGCAGCTGAACGGGTCCTATACGTGGAAACTCGTCAGTGTCGACGGCTCTGAGACGCGAGTCGCCGGGTCAACCACGTCGAACGTGATTCAACTGCAAGACGAGCAGTCCGATATGTCGTGGTCTGCGGATAGCGACACGGACATCACCGGCTACGAGTTGTATCGCACGACGGGGACGGGCACGACCTTCTACTTCGTGACGTTTATTGATGGGCGCACCACGACGAGCTTCACAGACAACGCTTCAGACCTTGACATCCTTGCGAATCGCACGCTGGAGGAGCATGGCGATGCCCCAAGCGCCGGAGCCTACTTTTGCGAGCCTCACAAGCAGCGACTCTGGTGGGGCCGTACGGACACCCATCCGCGTCGGGTTCAGTGGTCTGACCCCGGCCAGCCCGATCAGGTGGGAGCAAATAACTATCTCGACTTTACTGATGAGTCTCACGGGTCAGTCGGGGATGTCATCACCGGGCTCTATGGCGATTTCGAGGGCATGTTGGTCGTGTTCCAAGAACAGTCCATCTGGACCATCAGCGGCAGCGGGCAAATTGTAAATGACATTATGGATTGGCGACGGACGCGGTCCAATGCCGTTACCGGATGTGTCTCACATCGTGCCATTGCCTCGGTCCCGGCTGGAGCTGTTTACACTGATGCGTCAGGGGACACCTCGACGACTGGCCGGGTCATGCTGGCCTACTTCACGCCGCTGGGCGATATCCGCCTGTTTGACGGGCAGAACGACATCATTATTTCGACGCCGGTCAAGACCACCCTGGGGACGTTTCTCTACGACAATCGGGAGAAGATTCACGCCACCCATGATATCGAAAACGGCCATGTTGTCTGGTTCTGGCCCGGACCTGCCGTGGGAGCCGATGCAGAGGAGTGCAACCAGTCGGTGGTCTGGAACTACCGCTGGGGGGTCTGGTATGTGTGGCCCACGATGCCCATGGCGTGCTCCACGACCATTGAGACGGCGGGAGACGCGCAACTGGTGCTAACCGGAGAGGCCCAGCTCACCAAGGGCGGATTCTGTTACAAGTTCTTCAGTGGCGATAGTTTTGACGGCTCAAACATTCCCGCACGGTGGATCACCAAGGTGCTCTATGGGACAGATGGTCAAGAGAACCTCATGGCGTACATCAAGCGGTGGCGCTGGCTCGACATCATTGCGGAGGCAGACACGGATGTGACGCTGACCATCGAATGGATGGCCGGGAACTCCTCTGACGAGGCAGTCGGAAAGGGCGCAGCGAGTCGCAATCTCCTCCCCGTGGGGTTGCAGTTAATTACGAGCGACGGGAACGGGCTGGAGACGGCGGCGAACTCAAATATCACCGTCTCCGATGACTCCGTACAGAACATCATCAATCTTGAGGGCACGAACGGAAACTACGTACAGGATGTCGGATTCCGCGTGCGGATTAGCGATGATGCCGCCGATGGCAGCTGGAGCCTGGAGGGGATGACGCTGGGGTATCAGGTGCTGCCGGGAGCGACACGGAGATTGCAGGACTAATGGCTCAGCGTGCCAGTATCGGGAAGCTGCCCCCGCAGCCACGTTTTGAGATACCAGAGCGTCCGCCTGATTGGACGCCGACTCTATCCGAGGACCCCGGACTCCTCCAAGGGCTATTGAATCGACTGGTCATCCCCACGAAGCGAGCGATGAATACGGCAGCGGACGTCATGCTTGGCTCGACGCCCGAAGAACAGGCCGAAAACGCCCTCATGAGTCCAATGGGCCTTGGGACCGCTGCAACAACAGGGCGTCGAGAGATGAGGCGGCTGCTCGGGGGGGCTCTGGATCGCGTGCTTCCTGGTCGCCGTCGTCCCCCGTGGTCTGTGTATGGGGGGCCACCTCGTCCAGTGGGACAGAAAGGTGCCGATCCGAACCTGGCTGTGCCGTTTACGCCGAAGGAGTTGCGGGAGATACAAGAGTGGATACGAAACCCGTATCTGCAAGAGCCACCGATTCCGCGACTTAACGAATCCGAGTGGGATGACGCCCAAGAGCAAATGGGCTATCTGATGGATGATTGGGCAGCAGGTCCCACTGAGAGGACTCGCCGTGATCTGGATGAGATTGGAAGGAATACCGAGTTTGGCCGACACTATCTCGACAGATTACACGAACTCCTGCGAGAGGTGTACCCCAGTGGGCAGGTGCCTCTGTATCGTGGGATGGGAAAGGACGAACTAGAGACAATTCTTAGGCACGGCGATTGGTTGTCACGGCAGAGCCAGCTCGCGCCGAAGAGGCCGGAATGGCTGTCCACACGTTCATCGCACCACGGTCTCAGGGTCCCTACCTCGGAGCCCATGCTGCAGTCCTTCTCACTGAGCCCCAACATGGCTCGTTCTTTTACCAAGCCCGCATCGGTCGCCAGACACCAAGGAACCGAAGCCGGCGTCTTATATGGCGGGGTGCCAATCGAAAACATTAGAGGCCATATACGGTCACCAACTATGCAGGAAGAAGAGCTGATTGTCGACGTGCTTCCGCGTAGACGTGACTTGATTCCAGACTGGAAGGTTGGCCGTCCGCGCCGTTGGGGCGAGCCACCACCCCCCCATTGGGGCAAAGTGCGTCATGCAACGTATTGGCAGAATGTTTTCGAAAATATGAAGGTGCCCGATGATTTGCCGCGTCTGAGGGGATCTGACGATGACGCGGATGAGGTGCTGTTCCCCGGATTCCTGACACTCCTGCGGACCCTCAAGTAATGGCTCGCAGCAACATCCCGCTGACGTTCCAGACGCTCGACTTTGCGCGAGTGCGGGAGGAGTCCGGGGTGGCCACGGAAGAGTCCATGCGGTCCCTGTATCTCTTCTTGGAGGACACGCGGCAGCGGTTACAGGCGATGGAGCAGCAGTTCGGCTGGCAGGACGTAGCCTTCGCCGCCGGGAACTTTACCGCTAACAGCGGAACATGGACCGTGGCGAGCGCAGACCAGCAACTCTATCGCTACACCAAGATTGGTCGGGTCTTGAGCCTGAACTTCTTCTTGGAGGACACCACGACCGGGTCTGGGATGGGCACCCAGTTGCGAATCAAGATGCCGTTGGGGATGAAGGCTAGCGCCACGACCTTTATGGGGCCGCTGATTGTGCGGGGCAGCGTCGAGACGGAGGGCTATGTCACGACCGAGGGCACGGACACGCTCTACTGCTATCGCACCGACCATGCGGCATGGCCGTCAAGCATCACGAATGACGTCGATGTGCGTGGGACAATAACGTGTCAGGTCGCGTGATGCCACAACGACAGGTCCCCGTAACGTTGCGGTCGCTCAGGCAGGAGGACATGGAGGTGCTTCGCGCGTGGTATGGGGAAGACCGAGAGGGCTTAGAGGTCTTCTTTGGGGTGCCGTTGCCGTCTGAGGAGGAGTATCGCCGCCAGTTCGGTCGGCTGTTTCAACGGATTCAGGCGTATTCTGCGCGGATGTTAATGGCCGAGTTCAAGGGTGAGCCGATTGGGTTTGTGCTGGTGACGGACGTGCCAGCCACGCTGGAGGTTGGGCGTGTCCATATTTATCTCCAGCCGACGAAGCGCCGTTATGCCCTTCGCGTCGGAGAGGCGGGCATGGCAGAGGTTGAGAAGATGGGCGTAAAGACCGTGTTCCAGAATGTTGCAGTGGATAACTCGGGCGCTATCAAGCTAGGGCAGAAGCTCGGGTTCACCTCGTCGCCCTATCTCACGATCATGAAGGAGTTGCAGTAATGGGGGGAACGGAAGTCTTACTGCCGTTGATCTTGGGCGGCATGGGTGCGGCCGGGTCAATGATGTCAGGTGGGGCGCAAGGCAAATTAGGGGGCTATGGGCTTGGAGGCGCGGACAAAGCTCCAACTCGCGGGTCTGTTGACCCCACGTTACTTGGGAGAGTCCTTTCGCCAATCGAACAGATGGCGGGGGTGGCAACGGGCCGCGCCCGAAAGCCAGTCACGCTGCCGGGAGCATTCGTGCAGCCGAACCCCATGTTCAGTGGTGGGGGGATGCCGATGGGGATTGGGACGACCGCCGTGGACCCCGCGTTACAGCAACCCCATCTCCTCGGCCTTCCGGGCGTAAATATGGGAGCGGGACCGCTCTCTGACAACTATGAGGCGTTTTATCCTACCCGTTGGGAGGGTGAGGTCGAACGAA